CTTGTAAAATATGATAGCGGTCATCTTCGTCAATCCATTTCTCATTGACATAAGGTTCACCCCAGTGAATGGAAAGCCGATAAACCCCTTGAACCAACCCATTGTCATATGTGTCATAAATAACGCAACATTGCTGAGGATCATGCTTGAAACCGATGACCATCGGGCTGTTCCAGTTCTGTCCCTGGAACTCTACAAGCACTTCATCATCAACCTTGAAGGCCATTCCGTCACAGTTCATGTAGGAAATGGGGACATCGGAAAGGTTTCTGGTTTGATTGATATCCAGGCCCGTTTCGCTGTTTGATGCGTTTTCGAGAGAAACAGAACAGAAATTCCCCGAAATGGCCGTGATCGTCCCGAATCGGTAGGTTGGCATCCACTTTTGCCAACCCGGTTTCATGGCCAGGTTGTAAAAGGTAGCGGCCGGAGACAAGGAGGGGGTCGGTGCCAGGATACCATCAAAGGCCGGATCCCATGAAGGCCCCCCAGGGTAAATCATGACGGTGCCTCTTTCACCCGGCACTTCGATTGTTCCAACGGTTCCGGTCAAGTCCTCCGAAAAATCAGCACACCACGCAGACACAACGGGGTTGCTCGGTGTGTAGTTTTCCAGGTAGGATTTTTTCTTCTGCAAGGACGTTAGAAGAAGTCGGAACCGGCTTTTTCTTTTCCCTTCTTCGATGGTTTCCAATAGTGCTTCATACCATGCGATCCGATACGACAGCCGAGCAATCTCCAACTGGATGCGGGTAGTTTCCAGAACCACTTCAACTTCATACTGTCCACCGGTTCCCCCGCCCAGGATGATTCCTTTCCCCATGTTACTGACCCGCTATTTCCATGGAACTCATGGAAGGACCGACAAAGATGGAGATCTGCTCCACGGTGATCGTGTCTTCATCATAGGAAGCATAGTCCCCGGGCTTCAGGTAAAGATCCGGGATCGCCGTCCGGAGCCGGGTGATCCCGTTTGTCGTTCTCCTGTAAGTGACGCCGGAAAGGGGGACTGTCTTGGCCTCGCCCCAATCGATGGTCTTGTGACCGGAAAGCACAATGGAGCTGTTCGTCCCGCCTTCGTGGATGTCGATGGTCTCCAGGTCCGTCCGGACGATCTCCTCCCGGTGCATTTCGACCCCTGCAATAAGATAGGCCATGTCTATCACTATATGCCCGTTTGGGCGGTTGCTGATATCGTCCGCCTGGTCCAGCCCCGGGATGGAGACGGAAAGAAAAGTGGGTTCCAGGTTCCGGATCCGGGTTTGAAACGAGGCGATAGGAATCACGACATCCTCGAGACCGTCTTCCGCTCCCGTCAGGGTGCAGAAGTATCTTTTGACCGCCTGGTCCCCGTATAGCCGGAGAAACTCCGTCCAGTTGAAGCCGTCGAAGGAAGCGGAAAGAATTGCGGTATTTTCATTCTCCCTGGAGGCCTCCAGGTTGCCTTGGAATGTTCCCTGGGTCCCTATCCCCGCCGTGATGATATCGGTCAAGGAAAGGGCCTCCATCACCACCTGGAGGCTTATGGAAGGGAGGATCCCCCCCAGGTACTCGGCCTCGGCGGTGAACTCTCCCGAGAGTCCAGCCCCTTCGCCCAGGTCCCCGACCAGGTGGAGGGCGTCGAAGGAGATATCCAGGGCGATCCCTGACGTAATGCCGTATTCTTCCTGTTCTACGAAAAAGGCGACGGCAAGCCCGACGATAGAGGCAACAGACCCTTCGACAAGCTCGGCGGAGAAGGAAGCATCAATCCCCACCTGTGCGATCAAATCCCGGTGCGGACTGTCCCCCTCAAACGAAACGGAGAGACCGGCTGTGTTCTCGATCTCTCCAGTTTTCCCGGTTGCCTGGGTAAACTTCCAGATAGGCATCGGCTATCCTCTACGGGGTATATTCAATGATTAGTTCAGGCTTATAAATGCCGGAGGACACTTCGTATGTGTAATAATCCCGGCAATTCGGAAAAGTCGTTGCATTGTTGCCGAGATAAAGGATCATGGCGTTCCCGCTCGACCATCCAGGCCGGTTTACGATTTCCTGAATAACCGTAGTGAAATCCGGTGATTCATACCATTCATCCTGGGTCCATGTCTCAGGATTCCACTCAACGTATGCCGTGGTCTTGGCCGTGCTGTTGATTTCGGAAGCAGTTGACGGCGCACTTGGATTGTCTTCGTTGACGGCCTTGATCCGGACCGCCACAGCGGCTGACTGAGTTGAATAGGCTTTAAATCGCGCCTTTGCCGATAAAATCGTGACCCCTGGAGGAATGGTAACATTAGGGAAGCGGATGTAGCCGCCTTGGGTTGCAAAGTTCGCCCTGTTTCCGATCTCGACATAATCCCGTTGATTGTAAAGAATACTTGTTGATAGGTGATATCCGTCATCCGTACCCGTGGCTGGATGAGCCGTTATCGTGAAAAGCTGGTTCAACACCTTCACAAAATCGGCAAGGCTCTTTACAATTTGAAGATCCTCGAATCCCATGATTACACCCCTGCGACATAAAAGGAGACATTCCCGGAAGCCGGTGCGGTCGTGATAACGATTTTCAGTCCGGAAGCCCCGAAGGAATTGTCCACGGCGGTCATGTTTCCCACGTACCGGGAGTTGTCCTGGACCCCCGTGTTGGAGATGTCCATCTCGTCGCTCTGCCCGATCAGGCTCCCCGCCGAATCGAAGAACTGGAGCCGCGCCTTGGCCGTACCGTCATTCGCTGAGAAGTCGGCTTTGATGATGACCCGCGCCTTTCCGGTGATGTCAATAGCAGAAGCCGGATAGGCCCCCGTGGAAGTCTGCTCCGCAACTTGGGCCGTTCCGGGAATGGTGATTACCCCGGCACCCGGGGCTACCCGCTCAACGTGCTTCGTTTCCGCGTCTTCGGTGAAGCTGTGGGAAGCAACGGCTTTATCGCTTCCCTCGGCGACTGTTATTTTTCCCGTGGCCATGGTTCATTCCTCCCGTTATGCGACATTCGAAGCCGACACGATGGCGGTGATCTTCAATGTATCCCCGGATTCACAGGGCTTTGCGGAACTGAACTTGGCCGCACAGAGCAGGACTCCGCCCCCGGCTGTGTCGCCCTTAGTATCTCCGTCCGTTCCTCCGCCCACCAGGGCCGCCCCATAGATAGTCTTCGTGTCGTTGATGTTGAACGTGGCCTTGTTCGCCGAGTTGGTCACGGACTGACTCGATGAAGCCGCTTCGTTGAAGGCCACCCGGTTTGCCTCGGTATAGGCGGTGCATTCCGTGTACCCCGGGACGGCGTAGGTCTCATCCCCGTCCGCCGTGAAATCGTCCTCGAAGGGAACGACGTACCAGGTCCCAATCTGTGTGCCTCCGTGGAGGAGGACGTTAAGGAGATGGTCCAGCCCTTCGGCTGTCATGACGTTGGGGTTCTGAAGGCTTTTCCACTTGAGTTTCCCGTCCGGGCCGTAACATTCAACGTCCCAAAGGGATTGCATGAGGAGGGCGGCGAGAAGGTCCTTCCTGAAAGTGATTTCCCCGCCCGACTTCATTCCGATCTTGAGTTGATGGTTCATGGCTTTTTCTCCTTTGCTATGCTGAAAGTTTTTCTTTGATAAGGATCCGGATCCGGACCTTCGCTTCCTCGGCGTTCAGATATTCAATGGTCCCCAGGAAGAGGCCTTCCCGGGTGGATACCATGACCTGGGTATGGTTCCTGGTGAGGTTCCATAGGACGGTCCACCTTTCCGTCTCATACGGGGTCACGATCTCCATGGTCCGGTCTCCGTGAGAGAAGCCGCCGTCATTGATGACGCACCCCCCGTCCAGGGTCTGAATCCTCGAGACCCGCCGGGATCCGCCCAGGGTCTTCGACTCCGGGAGGACCGGAAGGAACACTCCTCCGGATCCGTCCTGTAATGTCGCTGATAAACCAATCATTTCAGCCATGGCTTATATCCCCAGGAGAAATTCCGCTCCGGTGGCGTTCACCCGGACCTGGATCGCCTCCAGGACCTCGAACATGAATCCCTCCAGGTGAGGCTGAAGCCCGGCTCCGTCAATGGTGATGAGGGCGTCCCCCCGCTGAAGGGCATCGATCTTGAGTTGAGTCAGGTCGATCTGCTGTTCCGTCAACTGCTTCTGAAGGTCGAACTGTTGTTGCCTTCGCCGGTTCTCATCATCTATGTACCGCTCAAGGTGCATCTGTTGGCCGATGTCCAGGTTCCCGCCGGCGAGGGTATCCCAAAAGGACGACATGGTTTGACCCGTGCTTTCGATTCCCACGTTCACGGAATTAAACATGGCCTCCCACTTCTTCGTTTCCGATTCAAGGGTGGCCGTGATGACCTGAGCTTGGGCCTTGATCATCTCCTTTTGAAGATCCACTTCTATTTTGTGTTCCTTCGGGAGCTTCGCATCCAGAGTGGCTTTCACTTGATTGATGGATGCTTCGTCCGCCGTTGCCTGGAATTTAACCCCGCCTCCTATCTTCAAGTCCTCGTTGATCTGCGTGCTTGCGTCCAGCATGATCCGCTCTATCTCGGACATATCATCGATAGTGCGCGATTTATCGAGGAGTTCTATTTCTTTCATGCCCTCGGAAATTTTCCGACCCGCATCGACCATATAGTCGAAGACCTCATCGATGTCTTCTTTTGCGGTTGCCGTATCCACGGCCAGGGCGATCAGGTAAGGCCCTGAGCCCAGGAGCGCCAGTTCTCCATGCAGATCACGAGCTTCGTCGGATGCTTCCCCGACAGCTTCAGAGGCATCTTTAGCACCGATGACCATCGTTGAAAAAGGGTCGCCCATGATGTCCAACTGCGACAGGCTATCGTCCAGCGCATCCGCTTTTCCCGTCAGCGCGATGAGTATGGTACCGAAGATGCCCCCGAACTTCTCGATGATCATGGCGTCGGCCAGCCGGTTTCCGGCCGCTCTCTGACTGTTCGCATCCCATTTATTGACGCCCTCCGTCCAGTCAACGAAAAGCTCGATGAGCGGATTGATCCTTTCGATGATTCCGGAGGTGATGTTGGTCAAAGTCGTGATCGTGTCCACGACCTTTTGGATGGCTTTCGCCAAGTCCTCCGGTTTCGTCAGGTCCAGGTCCCCGAAGATCGCCTCGAAGGTTCCCCGGAAGGATCCCTTCAGGTTGTCCAGGGACTCCAGGAGGCCCTCGAAGTCGACCATCTCGAAGGCCTCGGGCATGGCCGCGGCGATTCCCTTGAGGAGGTCCCCGAACTCCGTCCCGTAGGACCGGAGCCTGTCGAAAATGGGTGCGAAAGTGTCGTCCTTGACGAGCTCCTGAAGAGTCGTTTCGATGTCCGTCCCGCCCTGGACGATGTCCTTCGCCGCTTCGAGGAACTCCTTCCCGACTTCTATCCCAAGGTTCTCGAATCCTGTCGCGAACCTTTTCACGGCCACTTCCGCTGTTTCGAGCCTTATCTTGACCTCGTTTGCGGCGGACCCTGCGGCGTTCATGGCGGCCGCCGTCACTTCGGTCGATTTCCCGAGACCGTCAAAGACCTCCACCATCTTTCCCGCCTGGTGGATCCCGACAAGCTGGGAGGCGACGTACATTTTCTGATTCTGGTCCAATCCCTGGAAAGCCACGGATACATCGTGAAGGATGTCTTTCCCGGATCGTAAGGCCCCGTTTGCGTCCTTCTGAGAAACTCCGATGGAATCCAGGGCGTCCCTGACCGGCTTTGAATCATCGATGAGCTTCAATAACCCGGTTTTGAGGGCATTCGCGGCCTCATCGCCGGAGCGGAAGATCTCGATCACGGGGGTCAGAATCCCGGCGGTCTCCTCCATGGAGAAGCCCATTCCCTTCGCAATGGGGGAGAGGGCCGCCATGCCGGTTCCGAGTTCCCGGACATTTGTGGCGTAAGTGTTTGAGACTTCGTTCAGGAGGTCCGTCAGCCGGACGGAATCCTCCGCCGGCGCCTTGAATCCTTTCAAGGAAGCGACGAGGATGTCACTCGCTTCGGCGGCGTCCAGGTCTCCGGCGATGACCAAGTCCAGGGCCGATTTCGTCAGAGTCATCGATTCATTAAGATCGAACCCGGCCTGTTTGAAGTTGGCCATGGACTGCAGAATCTCGGAACTGCTCACCCCATAGGCCTGAGAAAGCTCCAGCGCCTTATTCTGGGCTTCGCCCAGTCGAGCCGATTCGTCACCCAGGACCTTATTCAGATCTGCGGATGCGGCCTCGAAGTCGATGGCCTTGGTGATGGCGTAGGCAAGGCCCCCCAGGGCCAGGGCGGAGATGGCCGCCTCCACCTTCAGGATGTTTTGTCCCAATATGGCGAACGGATGGGCGATGTCCTCTATGACACCCCCGACACGGGTCAGGTTCGTTCCGATCTTCCCGCTTATGTCGGAAACGTTGTCGATCCCGTTGAAGACGATATCGATGACACGCTGCGTATCGGCCATCAAGCGAACCCCTTAGCTCTTTTTGATGTAGGTTCCCCACCCATAGGATCCGAAGAAAAAGACCATGATCGGCACGACGGCATAGGAGACGATCTCCACCAACCGGAGGATGAAGGCCGTCCATTCCTTGTCAAGGGGATAAAGGACAACGGCGGCCAGGATAAGGAAGATGTAAACCCGGGTGAAGTCCTGGGCCAGGAGCCGCCGGGTGATGGAACGGATCTGCCCCTGTTCCTGGTTCGCTTTTTCTGTTTCCAGGACCATTGCGAACCACTCCTTCCGCGCCTGGTCCTTCTCCTGGTCCGTGTAGAAAACGGCATCGATGGCGGAGGCCCCCTGTTTCAGAAGGTCCATTCCCGCCGTGGCGGTGGCAACGGGAGTTGAAAAGATTCCCGTGATGGCTGTCCATATCGACATCAGAACACCTTGTTCCATAGGATTTTGATCCAGTACCAGGGACCCCAAACCGGACGGTCCACCGGCACTTCTATGATTTTTTCCACCACCTTGATTTCCGGTTCGCATGGAGGACAGGGATCCGGATCCGGACATGGAGGGCAAGGGTCACAATCTCGGCACACCGAGAAGGGTTTCCCGCATTTCGGGCAAGTCGGGCAAGGTTCGCACGGAGGACATGGATCCGGATCCGGACACGGCGGACAGGGATCGCATTTGGAGCATCGATCCAGGGGTCCCCCGCACTTCGGACAGGTTGGGCAAACTGGGCAAGGGTCACAGGGCGGACATGGAGGATCTTCCGGGACGGGAGGAGGCTCCGGCAGGGGTTCCGGAACGATCACCGAATCAGGATCCTCCACAGCCGTCACTTCCTGAAACGTAATTTCATATCCCGTCAGACTTTCGGCATCGGTCACTTTCACATACTCCCCTTTCGAAGAATCCCCCTGGATTCCGACGATGAACGGATGTTTCTCCACCGGCTCCACGGCCTTGTAACAGAACCGGATGCTCCCGTCAGGGCGAAGCAAAACGAGAAATTGATTCAAGGGTTTGTTCAGTCCCGCCCATGGAACGTTTTTGTATTGAACGAAAAACTCAGAATTGTTCAGAACCCCACGGGTCCCGTAAAGGATCGTATTCGAGCCTCACCCGGGAGTCGGGTTCAAGTCGCCGAATAGTGGGAACAGCGCATAATCGAACCGCTGCGGCCATATCAGCTTTCCGTCCCTGTCCGTTTCAGGGTAAAGACCGCTTGATCCAGGAAGCATTTCAACTAAACTCAAAACCCCGTTCGCTCCGATGATGACCTTATCAAATACCTTCCCGAAGAAAGGGAACTTGATATACATGGGGCGAAAGTCACTTTGTCCTTCATCCGTCAGTTTCACAGAGTTCCCGGTGGCAATTTCCTCATACGCTTTCTGTATTTTCGCAAACTGGTACATGGTTCACTCCTTTCCCTCGGGGATCCGCTCGAAATGGCCCAGGTCTCTGAACCGTTCATCCTTGATCTGTGTGTTCCTGTTCCAGTCTCCACCCCACCGGATCGGGATCCCCAGGCAGTGGGCAATCCCTTTCACGATCCCGGCGAAATAACAGATTCTTTCAAAGTCATGCTCGTCATAGGGCCAGGGATAGGCGTCCACGGCATCCGAAGGGATCCGGTTGTGTTTCCCTTCGGGCCATGGCTTCTCTGATTTTCCATTCTGGAAAGCCTCATCCTGTTCATTCTTCCCCCGATGGCCGCAGTTGATGGAATGGTCTATGACCTTCAGGACCTCCCGGAAAAGCCTCCGGAGGTCGAAATGGCAGGTGGAGAGACGTTCCTCCGAGGATTTGGAATATGCGTTCATATTTCCGGGTCCTCCTCCCGCCTCATCTCCACCCCGTACTTTCGGGCCAGCATCCCGAGGATCGTCTTGACCCCCTGGAGCTGACGGCACAGGTCATTCATGATGGCCTGATTTTCCTTCATGAGGGTTTCCAGAGTCTGGAACCGGGCGTTCCCTGAAATCAGGTGGTCATCGATCCTTCGGCAGTATTCCTGGAAGGTGTCCCGGGAAACCTTGTCATCCAGTTTCCGGAGGAGATAGCCAACGGTAAGACCGAAGAGGCCGACAACGGCCAGGACTCCAGCGAATACTTCCACCCAACTCATGGTCATGTTCTGTCCCTCCGTTGGCTGAGATATTTCCCCCACAACTCAATCTCCAGGTTTGTAAGGAACCCATGGGGGAAGAGGTCCGCCCTCACTTCAAAGAGAAACCGCCTGTGGTGATGACAGAGGGCGAGGGCCGCCTGAACGTCCGGTCTCCGCCACAGGCTCGCTATTTTCCCGGTTCCGCACCTTGGAGCGTGAGGGTGAGGATCCGGTTCGTTATATGCGTCAAGGTGTTCCCGAAATTCTCGCCGATCTTCACGGCGATCTCTTTCGTCACCTTCGGCTCCACCGATCCGAGGCAGAGCGTCTCCAGGCGGCGGACATACTCCGTGGGGGTCTTCCCGGGGAGCGTCATCACCAACTCCTTCACAGCGTCCACCCGTTCCTTCCGGTCTCCGGACATAATCGCTTCAAGGGCCTCGTTCTTCCGGGAGTTGCGCTCCATGGCCTCAGCGACAATGAAGATCTCCATGCCCGTGAGGTTCCGGATCTTCCAGACGGGTTCTTCGCCCTCTTCGAAAAAAGACTTCAGTTCCGGGACGGGGATTTCCTCTTCCCGGAACTGAAAGTTTGCCGATTGAAATTTATCCAGGTCAAAGCTCATGGATCCCCCTTTTAGCTTGAGAACTCGACACTCGCTTCTTCCGCCGAGACGGTCACGGCGGCCTGGATCTGATCGCCGGCGGGATAACTCCTCTTGATCCCGAGCTTGCCCTGGGTGAGGACGTAGGGAGCTTTGTTCTCATCCGGGAAAAACTTCAGCGTGAGGATCTGGTTTTTCTCCGAGACGATGAGGTCCTGAATGGCGTCATCCAGGAGGGCCGTGAATCCGCCCTGGCCGATGCTCTCCGTCACGGAAGCGATAGCTCCCCGGTAGTATTCCTTCGAGGAAACTCCGTGAGACGTTTCCACGGGGACAAAATCGAAGATCCTCCCCAGGTCCTGGAAGGCCGGAGCGTAATACTGGATAAACACTCCCTTGGGAATGGCTCCGGTGTGGCTCTTGGGAAGTGCGGCGGCGAACTCCACATAGGCGTTCTTCTTTGCCGACACGGAAGCTTGGAGTCCGTCCCCCAGGTTCTTCACGGCAAAGATCGGGTAATTTGACCGCTCTACATGGTCCCCGTCATTCTGGAAGATTTCCGAAGCGGCGACAACAGCGGATGTATCGCTCGTAAACCGGACCTGACCTATTTCGATGGATCCCACGGGGATCAGAGGAGGCCCCCCGGCGGCGTCCCTCGTTTCCGAGAAGGTGGACCCGGATCCGTCCGTTCCTTCCACAACCGTGATAGCTCCCGCATCATTGATGGTGATGGAACAGACTTTTGCGACAGCGGTGGCCGGTCTGACGGCTGTGGCGGTTCCCGCCGATATGCTGGTCAGCACCCCGGCCAGGTAACAGGTGAACCCGGCAACCGTGACCTTGTTGGCATCGGCGTGGGGAGAAAGGAGATTTCTCCCGGAGACGATCCCGTCGGGCCGTACATCGGGAGCAAACCCGCTCTTCCCCGAAAAGATGGATCCACCGGAGATGTTGAAGACCGTCTGGTCCCCGGAGTCGGTCATGGCGGCGAAGGAGTGAAGCGTCCTCCCCCCCTCTATCTGAAGTTTTGCGTTCTTGGCGGTAGGCATGGCTTATTCCTCCTGAAAAAGGTTTATTCTTCTATTTCCCCGGCCTTGGATCCGGACAGGCCCACCGTCTCGCTGATCTCGCCTTCGGGTTCGTACTCGGTTTCCCCGAGATCCGTTTCATAGGTGACGGCGAAATCGGCATAGGCCCCGACAGCGACTTGACCTTCCTCCGGGTAGGTTTCCGTTCCCCCTTCCCGATAGTAAATATCGGTGACAAGCTCGGGATCCCGGGTCCAGGTCTTGGCCATGACGCACTTGATCAGGTCCCCCAGGATCCGCTCCGAGACTTCAGAAGGGTTCTCGGATCCGAACAATGCCAGACCCTCCACCCGGAGCATCATGGAACATTGCGTGATCCCATAGATCTCTTTCGCTGTCTCCGGCCCGGGCCACAGGACGGAAACAGGAAGCTCATTATCGTCGATGGATCTTCTCGCCCGGATCACCTTCGTACCCAGGTCCGTTCCATACCCGTTCAAAGTGGTGATCACAGACAACCTGGTCATGAATTGACGGATGATCTTTTCCCGGACGGTCAGGCTCATCTCGTCATCCTCGCCGTCCTCCCGTTGTTCTCCAGAAGAACTTCCTTGATCGTGAAAGTATCGTCTCCGATTTCGAGGGAGTCCCCCCGGTTCGGTTCCCGGCCCAGGTCCTCCAGGAGGGCCTTCACCGAGGTCACCGTGGCGAGAACCTCGGCGTCGTACCCTGAAGGCTGAAGGACGGTGCTTTTCTGGATAATAAGTTTCAGGGTCACGGGTTCCCCTCCGGACGGGGTGTAAACGGCGACTTTCACGCTATCGCTTTTCTGATAGAGTCCCGTCAGGATGGCCCGAAAAGCCTGAACAAACAAATCCGCCATGGATCCCCCTCTTAGGTGTGGATGTTGGAAAAGAGGTAAATACAGGCGGCGGCAATGTCGCTCACCACGGTTCCGGAGTCGTTGTAAGACCGCATGTAGGCCTCATCGACATGATGGCGGACCCGGTAAATGTCGCTCCGGACGCCTTCGTCCCGGTACTCCTCCACAATGGGATTCGTGGGGCTGTCTTCGGTCCACAAGAAGGTTCTCCCGATACAGGGTTCGGAAAGGTCCTCGCCGCTTCCGATCTTCACCAGGGCGGCGTACTCGGAGGACCAGACATCGGCGATGGAAGCGGTTTTGTTCTTCTTGGCCGAGTTGTAAACGGATCCCCCGATCATGACCCGGGGAACATTGAACACGGCGGCGAGTTGGTCGCTCGACATTCTGTTCAGGTCTATCCCTGGGAAGGTGTACTTCAGCCGGTCCACGACCTGAGCACAGTTTTTGAGGTCCTGGAACGTCTCATAGGCGATGACCAGGGCGTCCGGAAGCATCCCGCATTGAAGCCGGAAGGCGGATATCCCGTCCCTGACATCGGTAATAGGCGTGGCCGTGGCCGATGTGTCCCATTCAGTAGTGACTCCGGTAGCCGAAAAGGTGACGGCGTTGAAGATTTTGTCGGCGATCCGCTTTTCCTGGTTCCGGAGGATATGATTCAAGGCCCGTTTCGTGGCGATGAAATCGGCCATGCCGGGGGCCTCCATATCGAAAAGGCTCCGTTCGGAGTCATCAATGGGCTCTTCCCACCCCTTTTCAACGGTGGAGAATTTCCCCCGCTCGTAAACCCAATCTCCCCGGTTGTAATTTCCCCGGGGAGCACGGGAAACGTCAGGGATATTGAGAAGGGCTTCCTTCGGGATCACCGGGTAAGAGGCGGACTGCTTGGGGGTCCGGAAGATCGGCATGATCTCCAGGCCGATATACCCCATGGTGGCCCCCTCCAAATACTCAAAGACCGCCATACCCAGGTCGGGCCGGTAAACTGCGGCGTTGGTGGCTGTTCTCATGATATGTTACCTCCTGTCATTCGTTGTTCTTTAGGCGGTGAGGAGCTTCTTCTGGTACTCGATCCACGCCGCAAGCATGATCACGTCATCCGTCCCGAGGGTTGCGTCCTTCGGCTTGATGGTGAGTTCAATCGCCGCCGGGTAAGCCGTGAGATCCGCCAGGGCCAGGGTGAGGGTCACTTCCTGGATCGATTTCGTCGTGGCGTCTCCGGTCATAGCTGAGGAATCCCCGCCGAAGTCGTCGTCCGCATCATAGGCGGCCCCGACATCGTTGTTGTAGGCGGCAACGGTGAACTTGGTCGCATCCCCTACAGTCGCTCCGACTTTGGCCGCCAGGATATGAAGCACCATATTGGCGGTGACATCGGCATCGGGCGGGACGATCACCTTGGTTCCAACCGCTCCCGGTGTGGCATGGTTGTTCCAGCGGATTCCAAGACCCTTCGCCGTGACACAGAAGCCGGGGACATCCGAGTCCCCATCGGAGAAGGCGGCAAGGGCCGCTCCCGCATCGGTGATGTTCGGCATGGGAATGTTGATGATCCCCTTCGCCGTGAGAAGGCTCTGATAGAGTTCCGCCAGGGCCGCTTCAACGGTGGCCTGGTCCGTGAATCCACCGGAGTCGTCAATGGAGACCAGGGCGGCGGTGGTGGGTTTCACGTTATACAAGCCGACTTCGATGAAGGCGTTATCCTCCCCGGCTTCCAGGGCTACGGCCTGGGCGGATCCGGAGGAGGCATCGGAGAGACGCCCATCAGCCGCTCCGTACAGGACCGTTCCCCGGGCGATTGCCGAGTCAACGAGACATTCGACTTCGAATGTCCCGGAAGAGTTTCTCAGCTTGATAGCCACCGGCTGGCCGTCCAGGACGGCGTATTCGGTGACGCCGATGAAGTCTTCCCCGGCATCGGCATAAACGACTTCCGGGGGGGTCGTAACCGTCCCGGATTCGATCTTCACTCTCCGCCGGGCGGCGAGGTCCTCCCCTGCGGTAAACGTCTTGATTCCATTGTTCCAGGTCATGGCAGTTTCCTCCTTTGCCCGGGGTTTATGCGTTCATTTTCTGGATATAGGCCTTGTGAGCCTCGGGATGACTTTTCATGACGGCTTTCATGGCCGCCGTCTTCTTGACCTTGTGGGCCAGGGCGTATTCCTCGACAAGCACCATGAAGTCCTTGTCTCCCTGGGTGGCCGGTGGATGTCCAGCTCCGGGGTTATCCGCCCCGGACCTTTTCAGGCCTTCGAGGATCTCCGCTTTCAGGGAGTCCTCCCGGGATTTGCCCTTAACAGGCCCCAGGGCCTCCATAACGGCTTTGAAGGCTTCGGGTGTGATTCCCTGTTCTGCAATAGCCCGGAGCTTTTTCCCGGTCTCCTCCCCGCTTTGGATGGATACGAGGCCGAGGATCCTTTCCCGTTCCGTTTTGGTGGCCTCCATCCTGGTCTTTTCCAGGTCAATGGATCTCGCCCCCTCTTCCCGGAGGGCCTGGGCGAAGTCCGGATAGGCCGCCGCCAGAGCCTCCACCGTCACAAACATTGTTTCCTTGCTCATTTGAAACTCCTTTCCCGGAGACCTTCCCCCGGCGATATTGAATTTATTCTTCGGGTTTTGCTCTTCGACCAGGGCTTGGGCGGCCCCGATAGCTTCCTTGAGGTTCCCCGTTCTATCCGCCAGCCCCGCTTCCACGGCCTGGGACCCGATAAAGATCCGTCCTTCAGCCATTGCCTCGATGACGGTTCCGGGATCCGCTTGCCGGTTTCGGGCCACGGCATTGACGAAAAGAGTGTAGTAGTAGTCCAACTGCTCTTCGAACACGGCCCGGGCCTCCCGGGTGAGCGGTTCGGAGTCGTTCCCGAGGGCCTTATATTTACCGGCGGAAAGATAGGTCCGCTTCATCCCCTGTTGCCGGTCCTGTTCCGAGAAGTCGTAATGGACCATGAGAACGCCGATGCTCCCCGCCTGGGCGGTCTCCTCGATGATCACGGAGCTTGCGGCACTCCCGATCCAGTAGGCCGCACTTGTGATCATCCCGTTCCCGAAGGCCACAACAGGCTTGGAGGAATTGAAGATCAAATCTCCCAGGGTCTCGATGCCGCTCACCGTCCCCCCGGGGGAGTCTATTGACAGGACAACGGCGGAAACTTCCGGGTCCTCCAGGGCGGCGGCGAAGGACCTGGTGATTCCTTCGATGGATGTTCCGCCGAAGATTAACGACCATATCGTTTCCCGTTTCATGATCGGCCCGGCGACAGGAATCACAGCCACCCCGTTCTGGATCCGATAGGGTTTCGATTCCCCGGATCCTCGAGACAGGAGGCTTGCCGCCCCGATGGACAGCCCCTTCAGTTCCTGGGTGTCCCCGTATCTCCGGATAAGGCCGTCCAGGACCTCGGGCTGTATGCTCCAGACGCTCCCCTGGGGAAAGTCCGTCAGTTCCATGATTCGCTCCTATGATTGATCCAGGCCGTCACCGGCGTTTTCCATATCGTCAACAACGGGATCCCCGTCCCCGGGATCCTCCTCGGCTTCATCGTCAATATCGGCCTCCGAAATGTTCAGGCCGCCGGTGGTCAGGCCCCGCTCCCTCATCATGTCTTCCTCTTCCTGGAGTTGATCGAAGGTGGACCGGATATCCCCGCCCCGCTCGGCGATGGACTCCGCCCTGGTCTTGAGGTTGTGTTGGATCGCCAGGATATCGGCCTTGACCGCCTTGATCGGTTCGATGTCTCCCTTCGGAGATCCCCGCCACTCGGCTTTCGTGACGGCGTACATATTCGTGTAAAAGTCCTCGACATCCAGGTCTCCCCGAAGCCAGGCCTCTTCCATGAGCATCGTGTAAATCCGCTGGCAAAGCTCTTGCCCTAACCAGGTCCTCCGGTGCATGAACACCCGCCAGGCGTCCAACATGGCGGACCGGAACCCGGCGAAGTTGGTCCCCTCGACATCCTTGAAGAGGACCGGATAAGGGATGTTCAGGGCCATGGAGATTGCCTTTTTTATGACTTTCGTGAACGGCTCGAAGGTGGATCCCGGACGGCTTGCCGCTATGGGATAAGGCTTTTCCCCCGGGTTTCCGTACATGATCATTCCGGGGACCATCTCCTGGTAGCGGGTAGTCTTCTCCGTCCCGTCATGACCCATTTTAATTTCACTGAACGCGGCTAAATTGTTCCCCACTTCAAAGGGGTCCGTCACCTTGGATTCGATGAATATGGCGAAAGCCGCCGTGACGATGTTACTCACCAGCTCGGCGTCCAGGTAATCGTTCAGGTCCCGGAAGAACTTCATGGCCGGGGCGAAAAAGGGGATCCCCCGGACCTGTTCCGGTTCGAGGACGAGGAAGTCGTGAATGACGTTCCACCGGTGGCCCCTCTTCGCCGGGATCCGGACGAAGTTGGCTGAAGTGTCGGGAAGGATGTCCCCGAAGGCCCGGGGTTCCGTCTTCTTTATCCAATAAGCTACGGGTTCCCCGTATCGCCCGAGTTCGATCCCGTCCCGGATGGACGGGGCGTTCATCTTGTCCACCGGGGTTTTAAGACGAAGCGGGTGGATCACCTGACAGGCCAGGCAGTAGGGCCGGGTGCTGTCATCGATCATGTGATTGAGGACGATATACTCGCCAAAGGTGATGATGTTTCGCATGGCGAGAAATTGGATCTCCCCGAAGTTCATCCTCCCGCCGGCATCGGCCCATGGAGACCACGACAGGTAAACCCGCTTTTGCTGTGATTGGATCCGCCTGGTCTCCTCTTTCGTGAGGTCCAGCGTGTCCGGGTCCAGGGTGGGGTGAGGCACAAGGCCCGAACCGATGACGGTGGTGGCGAAGCTGTCGACAACCCCCGAGGCGTGGGGATCGTTATTCGTGAGGTCAACGGACCGCTCGACAATCCGTTCCCGCTCCAGGGCCTCTTGTCCCCTGGAAATGAGCCGCCTGGGAATCCAGTTTTTCATGGACCCCGCCCGTTTCGAGGCGGACCGGCTTATTCCGTAGGATGGCGAGGGAGGAAGAGGGTTGTTGTCCGCCCCGTAAAGGAGAGGCTTTTTCAGGGAGGCGGCGATGTAATTGACGGCTTTCGTGAAGATCTCCGACTGAGTGGCGTTCATCAGTAGTCCCTCCCACGCAAACCTATGTTGAAAGCCGGGTGCCTGGTGGACCCGCCCAGGGACTTCACCATGCCATTCCAGAATTTGATTTGCCCGAGAATTTTATCGGAATCGGCAAGGGTTAACCTTTCTTCGCCCATTTGGTAGCTCTGACCCTGGGCGACGGCCGTGTTCGCCGCCAGCCATGCCGTCAACTGATCATTGGCTTGCGTGAGTGTGATTCCAGCCATTTGCACCCCATATATAGCGGTCCTTTGATATGGGACCACCATATCATGGGTTTTTAGACGGCCTTTTTGGATCACGGGTCTTTGGGGGGTTATTGGGGGGTTATTGGGGGGTCTTTGGGGGGTTATTGGGGGGTTATTTTACTTGACAAGGGTTTTAGATGTCATCTGGAATCTGGTTAAGGATGCTTTTCATGGACACCCTGGTGTAAATGCGGAAGTACTCATCGATGTTGTCCGCATGGGCGATCCATCGCTTATCCTCATATCGCGCCGGAAGGCCGCGTTCCACGTATTTTTTGAAGAGATACTCCGTACATGCCTCACCTGTAACATGCTCGATGTAATCAATGATGATGGCCTTGCTCACGAGAACCCGGACAACACGATAATTTTTCACCGATCCAGCCATGACGGTCTCCTGTAGGATAATCTTGACGATTCCGTTCCCGGATCCGGTCTGTCCTTGGTCAGGTTCGGGGTATGGGAAACATCTTTTTTCGCCGCGATATAAGGCACGAGCATCTGAAGAGACGGGATCCATTCGGGATCGGCGCAGGCGGCGGCCAGGACCTCGCAGTCCAAAAGATGATTGTCTTTGGCAAAGGCTTTCCATTTGCGTTTTCCGGATCGTTTTTCACGTACCAGCTGCTCGGCGAGAATTTGCTTTGCATAGTCTGATTTCGTTTCCTTGTGAAGATGAAATGTTTGGCTTTCTCCTTCGTTTCTTTCTAATCGCCAGTGCAAGATGTACTTGAAGGACGAGGTATCGATAAGCCGAAGATCGAGGCCCCCGGGAATTGATCTGTTTGTGCTGGGATATTTGTCTATCTGAGACACTTTTATCCTCCTAATTTGAGGCCTTGACGCTCCTTTTGTCCCAAAGACAATATTATTGCCGTTTTTCCGCAGCCACTGATAGACCTCTTCCGTCCTGGATATCGCTGATTCCTCGTCTTTCCCGCCTCCGGTATCGATGGCCGCCCGCCATATCCCCAGGGTCGCGCCTTCTTTCCCCTGCATGGGATAACGTGTCTTGAAAAGCAGGGACTCCAAATCATCCCATGAAGACAAATAACCATATTGGATAAGCCAGCTGGTCAGGTCCGCCGCCCAAGCCCTGACGACGAACCAGAATCCGCGATGCTGCATATCGATCCCACAGGTGAGGGCCAGGGCCCCTTCTGGTATAATTCCGGGGGCCAGGTCCGTCCTCAGTCGGAGAATCTGGCCCTCCTCTTTCTCTTCCACGGTCTCGCGCCACGGTTCTGCTTTGTGCTGAGTGATAAATATCTGGTGTTTGCCGGGATCGTCCTTACCTCGCAAAAAGGCAGCCGCCGGTTCAGACATGGACAGAAAAGGAGAATACCAGGACGGAAGATGGAAAGCGACGGCCAGCGGTCGTTCTAATGGTTTGTCGGCTTTCCATATACCGAGACGGACGGCGGTGTTACGCATGGCATCGGTCCACAGCATGCCGCATGTGTTACATGCATACCTGGCATGTCTTTCCCGAACCATGCGCCTGGGTTCCCGAACGTCCTTCGGCCAGGTAATGTTTTCCCAAACCATCCGCTGGTATTCTCCGCAAACCGGACAGGGTACATGATAGCGCCGGACCTCGTCCGCCTCTTTTTCCATAAGTTGGTTGATAATGCCCGTGTCATCCGTGGGAGTAGATAAGTATAGAATTTTCTTTGTGTGAGGATACGCGTTCGTTCTCACTTCCGCCAAGGCGATCGGATCCACTTCCCGGCCGGCTGCTTCCGGCCATTTGTCCGTTTCGTCCATGAACAAGTAACGGACGGATTCGGATGAAAGTTCGGCGGCTGATGTCGCCCAGGCCATCATTAGATCCATCCCGTTCCGAAAGTTGATGTGATAGGACGTTGTATCAAAAGACCTCAGAGACAGCATGGATGACAACCTGGGGGAATTCCTGATCATGGGGATGATCCGCCGCCGGCTGATTCGTTTCGTAACGCGTTCATCCGGCATGACATACATCGCCGGGCCGGGATCCTGGTCTATGGCATATCCCAAGCAGTTGAAGGCCACCTGGGTCTTCCCGGTCTGCGGCGCGAAGCACAGAATGATCTTCCGGATCCACGGAATGTTCCAGCAATCCATGGGTTCTCTTAAATACGGCGTGACATGGTTTCTCCATTTTCCCGGCGCCGGACCGCGTTCGACCACACGGTGCCGTTCCGCCCATTCGCTGACGGTTAATTTTTCACGGCGGCGGAACACCAGACGTTCGCCAGAAGTGAAAATGATCTGATGAATATTTTGCGCTTGAGAGGTTGCCGGTAAATTCATCATCAAATCATAACCGTTTTATGGAAGGGTCGTTCCGTCTCATGGAATGACTATTCCGTTTCATCATCCTCATCTTTTTCGTCGGCGTCGTCATCGGAATCCTCCAGGATCTTCCCGGTGACCGGCTCAACCTTAAACACATGATCGCCGGAATATCGATCCAACCAATCTTCCGCCTGAGAAAGACAAAAGTCGATCAGATCAGGGGCCTTCTGTGGGTCTCCGGACACCATCTGGATAATCGCTTCAGCCTGTCCCCGGAAGAAGTTTTCAATATCGCTCTTAAATATAATTGCTCTTGTTGCAAGCTCACTTTCCAAGGCGGTGCGCTCAACATACTCGCCTTTAATGATCTTCGTTTTGACATCCCAATGGATGGCTTTGGAGCGAATAATGTCCGTTTCAGCCTGTGCCCGTTGCTCCTGGAGCTTGTCCAGGATCTCGCTGGTCCGCCGGCCATCCTTCTGTTTCAGAAATGTCGAAGCGTATTTGTCAAGATCCCTCGTGGATATGGTTCCGTCTTCGAGGATCCGGATCCGGCCGTCCTTGTGATGCTGGTAAAGCGTGGATTTCGAGACACGCCAGCCCTGCCGATGCAAATAATCGTGCGCTTTCAGAAGATTCGGCAGATTGGCTCCCTGGGTCATATCGATACCATTTCTGCCTGGACCGCGATGGCGCGGATCTTCCGTCGGAGGATCCGTATCGTTTCGGTGTGATAACCCATGCGGTCGGCGATCCGCCGGTTCGTCCACCCGCACCCCATGAATATTGCAAGAAGAACTATTTCACGGTAATCCATGTGCCAGCCGCTCAACGCGGTGCCTGTCAACCCGGAGAAGAACTTCCCGCAGACGGAGCACTGCACCCTCTTCCCCTGCCAGTAATTTTGTAGGGTGTATTCCGCCATGGTTTCACCGCATGCAGGACAGGCGGGCCCGGCGGGATGGAAAAGGGTCAGGAGGAACCGGCGGCAGGAATCGGCGTCGAGAAACGAGGGGTTCACGCTATCGAAGATGACCGAGGACAAGGCCGCCGTATTTTTGGTGCTTTCCATTTTTCCACCTAATTTCCAATCGAACATTAGAGAAAAGACGGGGTTCGAATTACCCGTATACGGCCCTTTCTTAGGAAGGACCCGCGTTTATTTTTTCGTGGAGATCGCATCATCGAAAGCCTGATAAAATTCGTTCTCCCATACTTTGTCGGCCGTCGTCTGTCCGACCCCGTGAAAATCGAATCGTTTTTTATATCTGGTACTCCGAACAAAAATGAGTACGGGCTTGATGGCCGTACCCCAGGCGAAACCCGTCCTCTGGTAAATACCGGGGTAGATATGTTTACCGGGTGGTATTGCGAAGTAGGCAAAGCCACGGGTGGTCTTCTTCCCTTTGGCCAGCTTCTTGATCTTCTGGCCGGTCATGTTCGCCCGGTATCCCTGTTCTCCGAAGCCCTGGAAATAGGAGATGAGTTGAACTATTTGTCCCTTGTCCATATTGCCGTACCGGTCCATTTTCGCGCCACTGCCGGGAACGGCGTAGTATCCCCTCGGGAGAACACCGGCGTATTGTAGAGCTTTCTCGAACCGTTTCAGTTGTCTTTCTCCCCCATGGACCTGAGGCCACAGAAAATCGGCGGCGGCAGTTCCTTTACCGGCCTGGAGTTTATCCTTCAGCCATACCCGCGCCGTAAGGTTTGATTTACTGGCCGTTTTCACGTAGACGCCTCCAAGAGTGTAAGGCGTCGGACGATCGAAGACCTTCCGCATCTCGTCCACTTCCGCTCCCTTGACCGCTACCGCCGTCTTGGAGAGGGTTCTGGCCAGAATATAGGGTGCCTGGCCCTGAACCTCTTTTGCGATTTTAACGGCCTCATCGAGTCCACGGAGTTCTATTTTCATTTGTTCACCCTCCTGCTATGTTCAAATCAGATGAAGACAGGGCCAGCAGGTTATGTTCCAGCAGGTAGCGCAGATCCGGCAACGCCTCTTCGAATAGAGAGATGGCGTTACTGGCTATTTTCCAGCGGTCTTCCGGCTCCCGCTTCAGCCCTGGCGAGAATTGAATGCAGGGTCTCCCGCATTGCCGTTTCAGTACGAGCCGGATCCCCTGATCCGCATGCTGTTTGAGATACAGCGACAAACGCATGACAGGAGCGCTGTCCTTCCAGTTGTTGAACATGAGGCGCCTGGCCACGTCATCTTTTGAATCTTTCGGCGTCTCAATCTCGATGATTCCAGATGATTGGCTCTGTAATGCGGAGTCCGATCCCACAGGCTGATATTTTTCGAGAAGCTTTCCGATCATCGAGGCCTCCATGACGTTATTCACTGAAACCCGCGTCATTACTCGCCTGGTCCAGGTGGTCCAGGTGGTCCAGGCGGATGGTCCAAGCCAAAACCATTGCTATCATTGGCCTGGTCCAGGTGGTCCAAGTGTTTTTTATAAAAACAAATATGTAATGAAAATTTACGACGTGCGCGCGCACACGCACATGCGCGCATGTGCAATATGTTGAATTCCGCTTGGACCACCTGGACCACCTTAAACAAGTCCACGAAATAACTTTATTAAAACGGTCCAAGTTAAAGTAACCTTGCATGGACCACCTGGACCACCCTTGGACCCATTGACTTTTTTTACCTTTTGGGTGGTCTTTCAGGCCAGTCTCAGAGGGGAAAGAGGGGGGCGCGGGGCGGTCGATCATGAAATCCTCCGGTTCCTTTTTCGGCTCTGAAAAGCAATTTCGTTCCGACGGCGGTTTCGTGCGACCCGCTTGGCAGTTGCCCTTATCGCAGAAGAACACGGGGCCTTCGTCTGAACGCTCTTTCGACTTTCTTGCATATATTCCAGGAACTTCTTCAGCCATGATGACTTAAATTCCATAATATCTCCAAGGCATATCGTCATGCGTCCGGCAATCGAGGAAGCGGCCCGCTTTGTTGCGGCCAACGCGGTAGGCCCAATTACGGTAAAATGGATATGGGGGTATTACGCCAGGGTTCCAACAATATGCCCTTGTGAATGGAGGATACATTTCATCTAATGGAGAAGATTTATCCTTCGTGATCCACTCCCCCCATTGCTTAAACAGGAACGGCACCCCGACCGCCGAGCATTGATCCCTCACAGACCGTACCCAATCCGGGTGCATAGGCCTTGCCTTCGGGCCAGTTTCGCCACCAAGGATGACGGCGTTGATTCTGCCATCACACCACCACTCGGGATCAGCGTCATCAAGGTCTATCGGCCCGAGCATCGGTTCGATAGAAATGAATTTATTCCCCGGAACTGACATGCTCCATCCTGATAGCTCGTTGTATGCCTCTTCCTGATTGCAGACGGTGAGGCCGTGCCATATATTCCGAGTAACATTGAACTTGCTATGTTTTGTTGCATGGAAGCGAATCATCTCTTGCGGACGTTTTGTAAGAACCAAGAACGCATGCAAGGGTAAATCTGGATACAGTTGACCCTTGCGACCACCATACATTCCTCGCGGCGCGCCATGCCGGGCCATGATCTCGTATGCCCTTACTCTGAACTCATCCGGAACATCTCCATGGAACAGGTCATTCCAGACGCAATAAACTGTCGGCTTCTTCCGGCGTGTGGGGATTTCGAGGCGGTCATGGCGCGGGACAACGGCACCTGTGAACCTTCCGTTTTCATCGGTCAGAACGCTATTAGTATGCCCAGGCTCTCCCTCCCGGATGAATCTGTGCGCCCAAGACGCCGCCCAACAATGATCGCATCCCGGTGAACACGGGGTGCAACCATCAACTAAACTCCATGCACGATCCCAATACTTCATTGCACAGATCCCTTTAATCTTTCCTGAATCTCGCCCTAATCCGGGCGAGCCGCTCCAGTTCCTCCCGGGACGGCTCGTAGGCCTCGCAGGTATGGTCCAGGCGGACCCGGTAGCGGATTGACTCATGCAGTCCCATGACCCCGCATCTGGGCTCGACAAGTAACCGCCCCAAGGGGATCCCTTTCACGACATAATCCGGGACGAAATGAGTACAGACCCGGCACCATCGCAGTTCCGACGTGGAGCCTTTCCGATACCGGAGTTTATCCTTCTTTTCGAGTCTCGGCTGTGCCCCCATCTTGCGTCCTCCTTTAGTCCGCAAATCCCACCTGCCGGTTAGGAAGCAGGGGGCGGATGAGATCGTTTAAATTTGACGGACGAAACATTGCTCATCTTCGTTTTTCCAGCACGGACGGCGCTCATCTCTTCAGGCGATCTGCCGATTCCTTTTCGCTTGGGATTCTTTCCCATGCGGTAGGGGTGACAGAGGCAATCCATTGTTTGGCAATCCTTTACGAAATCGGCATGATTTCCCATGCAGAGAAGGCAAAACTTCCGGATCGCCTTCACGGACGGTCTTCCTTTGCCCAGGCGGTAAGGATGGAAAGGGCAGGCATGATATTTAGGGTCATTCGCGTCACAGGCCCAAACGTCCGTATAACCGCCTCCGACACAGTGGAGACAGTATGAACGTATCGCTTTCCCGGGCGTCATGTATGCTGAAAGTTCCTCCACGCTATTGCCTCTCCGTTTGATTGCTTTTTCTCTCCTTTATGACGATCACGACGGCCGCCAGGTAGTTGATCGCTCCCAGGAGGTCTTCGATGGCCCTGTCCGGGTCCAGGCGGAGGGCTTCCTTTGCCTTTTTTCTGGCCTGGCCGACGGGATAGGCAAAGCCCAGGTCCCGGGCCTCCTGGCAGATGTCTTGTTCATGGAATCCCTTGCCGCCCTCCGCATGCCGCTCACGTCCCTTGCCGAATTGCGCCTGGTTCAGGGCCTCCTGCAGCACATCGAACAGCAACTCATAGCCCTCAGCAACTTCAGCGGGATAGGCGTTGACCATCACATGGGTTGAAGTTTTCATTTCACGGTCCTTATCGAGTGTCTTCATTCCGGCATGGCGATCCAGGATATGACCCATTCTCTGGATCCGCTGTGGCCTCCTCGTCTGCGATCGCAAACATATCGTGGATCAACCCTGTTTTTTTATCCGTAAAATGAACGGGGTTCAGCCGGAATAGACCGCCACCGGCATAATTGCAGGGTCCTCCAGTCTTATCGAAAATCTCCTTATTGGTTCCGAGGCTGCGCCCAACGCAAGAGAATGCTATCTGCCCGCATGATGCCCCGGAATCAGTCCAGTCCTGCGCCGATGCGACATATCCACAAGACGGACATTTAAATTTCCACTTCATTCTATCTGCCCCGTATAGCCTTTCGCCAGTCTGTGTCCATTCTGAAATCGTCATCACTATTCTCCGGTGGCGGGAGGATCGCTTGACAGGGCGATCCCCGATATGACCCGTTCCCTGGATCCGCTGTTCCGGGGGCGGATCTGCTTCAGGTTGTTCACGGCCACATACAGTTCCCGGAAGAAATTCTCCCGGTTCATGATCTGATAGCCGTTTTCTCCGCAGTATTTCCGGTACTCGGTGTAAAGAGTCTGTTTCGCCGTCTCGAAATGATCGCCGATAGCGCATTGATCCTGGACGAAGCAGAGAACGGGGTTGTTCACCCGTCGATACTCCATGAGCAGCTCGCGGGTTTCATCGCATTCCGTGAATTTCCCCTGGGTGACCAGCCGGTGGAGGCCCACGATCGCCCAGGAAAAGATCTCCGACAGTTCCGCTCTCAAATCTTCGAACAGGTTCGGATCCGCGTCCTCGAGGAACTGCCGCTTGAAGCGAATGGGAAGCACCCGGCGGAAAAAGCCGTCCGAATTATCGATCACCCGGGGGAGGCGGTTGGCCGCGAACGCGAGCTTGCAGTATGGCGAGAAGGTGAACGTGTTTTTGTGTTTGAAAGCGGCGTTGATCGGATCTCCGGACACGATCGCCTTGAAGTAGGGAGACTCCAAGGCTTTCCAGCCCACTTCCGCGGAGATGTTCAGGAGCTTGCTGTAAAGGGAGGACCGTTGAAACTGGTCCTCAAGGTCCTGAAAGGAGACGGCGGCGCAGTTCTCGTTCCCCACGAGCTCCTTCAGGATCTTCAGGAAAGTGCTCTTCCCGTCGGCGCCGGGGCCCAGGAGAAGGAGGCATTTTTCGAATTTCGTATGCCTGACCAGGATATACCCGGTGAACTCCTGCAGTTGGAGAATCGCCTCCCGGGTCTGGACCGATTCGGCCAGGAAGCGCTCCCACCTGTCGCATCGGGCGCTCGATTCCGGATTGAATTCCACGGGCAGCGAATACGTGCAGTAAAACTCGGGGGCATGGGGTTTCGTCTCGAAATTGACGAGGTTCAGCATGCCGTTTTTAACACAGATCCAGTCGGCCTGGTCGTTCGTCTTGCAGCCGTGGGGAATCGTCGAAAGGGACCGCACCTGATACAGGGCGTCCTCCACACGGCTTTTCTGAGACTCGTTCTCCAGGTATTTGATCCCGATCGCCCGGACGTGATCCTCGTCGTAAACTTCCCAAATATGGCCCTGCCAGCGATACAGGAGGCCCGTGTCCGGATCCGAGAGGAGCGTCATGTCTTTAAGCATCTGCTCAGCCAGCAGCCGGGATTTGAAGGAGAGCCGGTCGTTCACCCCCCGCTCGAAGAACGTCATCATGGAAATGACCTCCGGTTGCTCCGAACCCAAGGAGGGGGAATGGTCCATGAGCTCCCGGAGGTCTTTGGGAGTCTTTTTGTGTCTGACGAAGAAGTCCGTCAGATCCTGGCCGTGATTCGCCGGTATTTGCCCCGTGTCGCCCGATCCCATGAAGGCGGGCCAGGACATCACCTTGACCGACTTGACGGCGGATTGCAGACTGTGAGCGGCGTAGCGGGCGTATTTCTGGCCGGGCTCATCCTGGTCATAGGCAATGATGGCATCGCGGCTCTTGAACGGGGCCAGGTGACGGTCCGGCCAGGATTTCAGCTTCGAGGTCTGCGTGATGGCGTTGAACCCGTTCGACAGGGCGCAGATGGTATCCGATTCGCCCTCGCAAAGGAGGATCGTGTCCGAGTCCGAAAACGGCTTTGCCGGGAAGAGCCTGGACGATCCGAACGACTTTCCCCAGGAAATGATTTTGTGAATTGAGGCTCCCGGCTTATAAAGACGCAGATTGACCAGCTTGCCCTTCTCATCCCGAACAGGGATCGCGATCCTCTCCGGGGTCCGGACCTGGCGGATCTTCCCCGTTTTCTTGTCCAGGTATTTCGTCTGCAGCCGCAGATCCAGGATCTCCATGATCCGACGGCTCCAGCCCCTCTTTTCCTCGAGCCGGGCGAGCCACTCCTCCGGCAGGGGAGGGAAGGTCTGAAAGACCTCTTCCAGGTCATAAGACGCCGGCGGCGGCTCTCCGCCCCCCCCTTCCGCGCCCGCGTCGTCTTGTTTACCACCCATGAGAGAGATGCCGTGCTCCTCGCAAAATGCCTTGAACCCTTCTTTTTGGCCGAGGTTCCTGACTTCGGTCCACAGGCGCAGCAGGTCCCCGGAGGCATTGCAGGAAAAACACGAATAAATGTCTTTCTTGTAATTGTAGGAAAAGGAGGGGTGCTTCTCCCCGTGGATGGGACAAAGGCCGTGGAGCTCCCCCTTGTTCTCGTCCTTCTCCTTCACGGTGAAGAGTTGGGAGGCGATCCGGATCCGCTCCGCATCGGACAGGTGCTTCAGGGCGATTCCCATTAAACGGGGCCCTCCTGCACCGGTTTGACGTTTCGCATGGCCGCTTTCCTACGTGGTCTTTCCATTTTTTCCGTTTCTCTGCCGTTCCATCTTTTCGATCCAGACCCTCTTTTCCGTCTCGTACCGGTCCAGAATAGATTCAATCATTTCGAGGGCCCGCGCCGGCGAATCGGGCAGGTGGCGGGCGAAAAGAAGCTCCTCGAGGGTGGAGTGCATCAGGTCATAGACGGACCGAAGATACTCCCAGGTTCGATCCGGCGGATTCGTTGCCGTCGTTTTGTTTGTAGTTTCCATGGCCTTCGGATCGTCAAGCCGGATCCCTTTCAAGATTTCAGCCATGCTTTCCTCCAGTAACGTTTCGAGCCCCGATCCGTCGATCGTTACGGTTTGGGCATCCACCCGTATTTTTGTTTTCCATTCGCGGGCGATCCCTGCTTTTACGGTGCGGTCCATCATCTTTTCGACGTATTCGTCTCTCCCCTGGAAGGGGCCCAGGGTGAGGGTAACTCCCCTCTGGAATGTTATTTCGTAGGTGGTCATCGTTTGAAATCCTCCGCTCTGTTTCTGAGATATCCAGCACAATGTTTGTATGTCTGAGCAGCCTTCATGATCATTTTCCGGGTGTAGAAGACATTCTTGGTTTCGGCGATCTTGCGGTTTTCATCGGAAAGGTTCTGGAGTGTTTCAGCACACTGGAGAAGGACATGGCGGATTGAGACTGCTTTATTCTCCTCAATCTCGGCTCTCAGGGATTCGTTTTCCTCCTCGAGATGGTCCAGGTGCTGCATGAGAGCCACGCGTTCCTTGAGGAGGGAATCACGGGCTTCTGCGGCCTCTCGGACTTTTCTCCGTTCCATCAGTTCATACTCCTTCAGCACTTCGAGGATTCGGTCCCGTTGCAACGGTGTCTGGTAGAACTGCACCTTAACAATGGGATCCGGATTGTTTGCGCAGTTAAATTTGAAGTCCATAACCGTTACATGTTCAAGACTGAAGATTTTGGCTATCCTTTCACCGAGCTTCATTGTCTTTACCCCCCTGGTTTTTATGTGCCGGTGATTCCACAGGGCGGCTCACCGGCGAAGCCTGAGATGTGACAGACACGACAAGGAAGGAGGCGGCCCGATACTCATCCCGCCTCGGCGCCGGGCGGGCGGCGTGAATCAAGCTGAAACGACTTTTGAACGAGGGTTGCAAGACCGGCGGCATTCGCCTGCAGGAGCTGCCGCACGGAATCCATGCTTTCGATGATTCCGTTCAGAATTTTCTCACTCTTGGGGTCGAGTCTGATGTCCAGGAGCATGGCGTTTTCCTGGACATCTATCCCGCAGGTCAGTTGAGAGGAATAGGGCGGACAGGAAAGCAAGAAGTACTGGTCCAGAATCCATAAAATGTGCTCTTTCAGAGACCCGCGGCGGCAGTTCTTGGCATCCGTTACAAGCCTTTCATACAGTGGCTGATCGTCTGAGAAGTCCAGTTCCAAGGGAGAACCTTCGCCGTTCCGCTGTCTGATTGACTCAAGGATCTCTTGCATAACGGATTTGAGCTCGGGGGAAAGACCGGGCGAAAATGATGCGAGATCGAAACGTTTACGTTGTTCGAGGAGGGCGGCTATCTTCGAATCGATGAGTTTGATCTTGTCATGTTTAGATTCTTCGTAGGCCTCTTTGTTTTCGCGCTCAACATCCGCCCGTGATTTGATGCCTTCCATGAGATCGGCGGGAAGAGTAGGCAGGTCCCCGGGTTTTATCTTGAATTCGGATGTCGTTGTTTTCCTTCCGTCGGCTGGATGAGCTGCGGTTTTCGAAGCTGGAGCGGCCTTCTTGATGACGGCTCCTGCCGCCTGAAACGCCGCCTTTTTGTTGGCGAGCATCTTCTCCCGCTCGGGGCCAGGACGGTAAGCCCTTGTGACATCACGGCAGGAAGCGCAATACCTCTCTTTCCCGCCGGAAACCTTAAAAATGGCCATGTCCGGCCGCTTGCAATTTTCGCATTTGCCTCTTGGTGCTTCTGCCATGGTTTCTCCCTCCCGGATATCCGTGGAATCGCATTTTTTGCAGATCCATTCTTTCTTGACGCCGTCAAAATCTGTTACGACGGTCGATATCCCGATCCATCGAGACCCGCAGTTTCCACATTGCATGAGATTTCCCCTTGGCCCGGTTGTGATAGCATTACACTTCCGTTACCATCACAGCATCCCGGCCATCCACCAACTCACCAGTGCGGCGGCTGTGATAGAAACAACAACTCTCATGTAACGGACCTGTCGACGTTGCCTGAGTTCTTCTTTGCGCCTCAGGTAGGATGTCACAAATTGGGCTCTCTCAAGCGTCATTTGCATTTTCCCCTCTCCTTTCATTGATGGTCACCGCCTCACTCATGATCTTCTCGACGGAAACTAATCGGGAAAACCGCCTGAAAAGGTAATAGTCTGCCATGGCACCACGGGAAGGGCCTGAAGTCCATGAACTTCGATGAGTACGAAACCCTTGAAACCGGATAGGTCCTTCATGGCAGTCTCAACGTCATAAGTGTTCCCGGCCACCGAGACCCATGAAATGCCGTTTTCTTTGTAATATTTGATAAGGGATTTCTTCAGGAGGGTCTTGCCCATGCCTGTGCCCTGGAATACGACGACTTTCGGCCAGAGGGGATCGGGTGTCGATTTATGTTTCGTCCAGCGTTTTTCTGAAACGGGTTCATTGGGGATGGGCATTTGCGGACCAGACTGGACTAATTTTTCGATCAACTTAAAATTTTCTTCCAGCATAACGGCCATATTGATTGTGGTCGGGCAATAGCCGATACTAATAGTCTTGTTGCCGTTTTTGAGGGAAGCAATTTGGAACGAGGAAGTGAGGATGTCGTGCCGAATAAACCCGTTTTCAGTGTGAGGATCTCGTTTAAGGAAAGTTAAAACGGGTGGGACGGCTGGCTTTCGACCTTCGAACAGTCTTTTTATCTGAGGATTACTCATTACCTGCTCCCGAACTTCGTCCCGCAGAAGGTCAAGAGCGATATCCAGGAAGGTAAGATCGTGATCGGCATTTGTTGCGGAGTACTTACTCATGGGAACCCTCCTCCTTTCATGTTCTCAGTGGACTCGGCCAACCTCTACGATGCCATTCAATCAAGGGGCCATAGTCCTTTTTCTTGATACCTTCTTCGACCTTCTCCCAGGTCAACTCGCCTTCCTGGGGAAGAAGGGCCTGGACCTGTTTTTTCAGACGGGCTATTTCAGCGTCCTGTGTTTCAAGCCGAGATTCTAAATCCTTTTTTAGTTCAAGAATGTCAGCGTTCATGCGTGTTTCCGAAATAAATAATAAAATATAATTTCTATAATTTTTAAGTTTTGCTGTTCATTCCTACTTCCCGGAGGAATCCCTTAATGACGGCAAGGTCTCTCTGGAGACGTTCATTTTCAGCCCGGAGGGAATCGTTCTCTTTTTCAACTGTGGATTTCAGGGGCTTGAGTTCATAGCCATAACGAAGGGCCAACCACTGGAGAGGGATGATGTTCTCGCAGAGGTCCATAAAGTTTTCTATTTTATCTACAGGGAAATATGCCCTTGAAACCCAAACCCTGGCCCAATGTGACGGATCCATTTCGAGTTCCTGTGCAAGTTGCAAATCGGTTAAGCCAGAAACCTCCTTACAGAGGCGGAGGGCATCAAGAAACGTTTTTGCCCGGAGAATAATGTCATCTGATACTTTGCGGTTCTTTTCTTCCCTGAGTAACAATTGCGCCTGCTTTGCCACGGAATCCTCCCGTCAGTCCATGTCAGTCCATGTCAGTCCATTTTATGGACTTGCATGGACTGACGGTTTTCGGACAATACATTTTTACGGAGGTTAAAGTGTTCAACTATCGCTTCACGAATCTGATCACCCGAACCATCAATCCAGAGGACGGGATCAGTCCCGGTGGCCACAGCGAGATTTTTTGCCGTAGTCCATGAGGGACGTTTCTTCCCGGACAGAATCAGAGACAACATTGCTGGGCTGATTTTGGCTTTTTTCGCGATTTCAGATTGATTGACTTTCATGGGTGCATATTAAACCTGAGTAAAAATATAAGTCAAGCATTATTTTACTCTGGTTTAATCTTTTTTTATTGAACGATTGTTTACCGTGGTTTAATGTATTGACATGGAATCGGATATCGTTAAAATCACATACGAATTTTTCAGGCTCGCAATGCGGAATTGTATTGTCAATAAAGACAAAACGGGGCTTTCTGTCAAAAAAATAGCCTATGAATTGGGGGTAAAACCGTCCCGGATCAGCACAATGCATAAGGAGGGAACGAAAAAACCGGCTAATTTTCAGCAACAGATTTTAATCGCTAACCTCGCTGGGATGTCATACGAAGATTTTCTTGAATTCGGGAAAGATCTTTATGGATCCAAGCATGGCCGTCAGACCGTTACCCCCTATATTCCCGTCCCCGCCCCCATAGAAGATCCTCGCCTTATTGACTCCTTAATGGGCCAAATCCGAGGCTTTGAAAAACGCATGGATGAACAAAAGGCCAGGATAGACGATCTTGCAAATGCTATAAAATCACTGTCGAAGGCCGTAACAAATCTGCATGATCATTGCAATGAGGTCAATCGAGTGCTATTGGAGGTCGCCGGGACGGGGGACGTTTCCGTTTTGGGTATGCTGCGCGGCAAGGGATGAGTTCCGCCGCGCCTTGTCGCTATGGGGGATATTGGCGGAACAACGTCTATTTTTTGGGACAGAAAGGGGGGAACCATGAAGAAAGCACTCTTGATTATTACGGTCCTGATCCTCGGGATTAGCCCGGCATGGGGCATGAAGGCGACGACGACGAATAATTGCATCGCCTGTTTTACGGAAGAATCAATAAACGACATCGTTTCTTTTGTGGCTTCCGGCGATAGGACGAACTTCGATGCCTACGTCAAGATGCAGAAATGCATAATCCTAAAGGGTGGCGTCGATGTCACTGTTACCAAATCGCCCGGAATGTTCGGCGGAAATACACAGTTTGTAATTCGAGGCATAAAGCTGTGGAGTACGAGTGGCGGCCTGACGGATTACCGGGTTGAATAATGTCCCTTGAATGGCGTTCCGGCAGATGGGTTGTCGTTTATTATCCCAATGGCCGTATAGCTAAAAAAGAGAGGTTCCCCCTGCCGGCAGGGACTACCGAGGACCAGGCCCGAGAGATTGACGCGGATCTACGCGCCGTTAGTTTGAAAGCCAGATCCTCGAAACCGCAGCCACGGGCAATGGGTCAAACGGTAAGCACCCTGTTTGAAAAATATCTGGATTATTACCGTATCCACCGTTCACCCAAAACCCACTATGACATCCGATCCGTTTACCGGTGTCATATAAGCCCCCATTTAGGAAGCAGGATAACCGATAAAATAGGAAGTGATGAAATCCTCCTTTACAAAAAGATTCGGCAAGCGGGAGGAGGATCAAACAACTCGATCAATAAGGAACTTTCATATTTCAGCGGATTCCTGAAATGGGCGGCCCGGGAAAAATATATTACCCCCAGGGATCTTTATATTGAAAAACTAAAATACGAGCGGCCGCTTCCAACGGTCCTTTCATTCGATGAGGTCATGGCGATTCTCAAGGCGGCGGACCCCTTTTACCGGACCTTTATCCTTTGCCTTTATTCCCTGGGGCTCCGGCTCCGGGAGGCCCGGCTTTTGAAATGGGAAAACATCGACTTTCAAAACGATTCGGTCAAGGTCTTGCAAAAGGGCGGACGCATGAAAAGGCTTCCCATGGGTCCGCTCCTGCGGGGTCATTTTTTAACGATCCCCCGCTATCCCAATGTTCCTTATGTGTTCTGGAACGAGAAGAAGCAAACACCCCTCCTGGACCCCAGGAAGGCGATTCAGAGGGCGGTCAAGAAAGCCGGGATCACGAAACGGGTAACGCCTCATGTGTTTCGTCACAGCATGGCGACTCAATTAGTCGGGAATCGGGTCAATCTCCGGGTAGTTCAAGAGATTCTCGGCCATGCTTCTATCGAGACAACGGAGTTTTACACCCACGTGGCCCTTGAACATCTTCGTGATGCATCAAACGGCCTCATGGCTACAATCGATATAGACGGATAAAGAAGTTGGATACAGAGTCCCGATATAACCATTTAATATTATTGATTTCACACCTTATTCGTAATCAGTAGGTCCGCGGTTCGAATCCGCGCATCGGCTCCAAAAATCAAGGCCTCCCGCGTGGGAGGCCTTTTTTCTTTTGGCTACGCTTGGCTACGGAATTCAGGGTTCCGAAAACTGATACTAAGATCTCCCTGGGGGACGGATTTGAACCCAACTTATTGTATTTATTAACTGTGGCACATTGAAAATATCCTAAAAAACGCTATTTTTAGGGTTAACGGTAGACCGTTTTCATTTTTACCTCCTTTGCCTTTTTGTATTATCCGTTCCCCTACCGACAATGTCTATGGAAACAATCATGGAATCGATAACGGTCATTTTATAGATGAAGTCATTGCTGCCGAGGTCATAGTACCATTTCTCAATCGATTCCCAATGTCCATTATATTTCTCCACCGTAAAATCCTTATGGTCCGGCCGACCACACCTTGCCATCAGTGTTGCCACAGAATCACCTTTCGAGACGATTTCACTCCCGCAACGAAAGGCAAGGGCATCATCCGCTAACAAAAATCCAAAAACCAGAAAAAAGAATAAAAACTGTTTCATCGGATCTCTCCCTTCCATGTGGATTTTATAATCCGTACCATTGTCCCCTGCTTTTGTCTAATTCTTTTCCGAGCCGGTACGCAAACCCCGGACCCGGGGGCGACTTTCACTACTTCGGGCAAAGGGTGATAAAATCAATGACAGCTTCCATATTCCAATAAACCAAAACCCTGACAGTAGCCACCGTAACACCGGAACCCTCGCCCATCAATTCCACAAGGTCGATTTCCTGGACTCCGGGACCGACATACTCAGCGATATAATCCGGAGGGTTCGATACACAGAACAGATCTCTAAAAGCACTTAAATCCGGATCTTCCCTTACAAATGTATCCTGCAACCACCAGGCGTATGTTCTTGTCTCATCTTCGCCGGGGAACCAAAACAAAACCTCCAATATAATGAAGCCACCGCCGGCCAGGGCTTCTCCGGGATTGATGCTCCACCTTAATACCGGATATTTCTCGATGTCTATGAAGGTGCCTACACCACCGATTTCGTAATGAACACCTGCGTTTCCTTGTAAAATATGATAGCGGTCATCTTCGTCAATCCATTTCTCATTGACGTAAGGTTCACCCCAGTGAATGGAAAGCCGATAAACCCCTTGAACCAACCCATTGTCGTATGTGTCATAAATAACGCAACATTGCTGAGGATCATGCTTAAAGCCTATGACCATCGGGCTGTTCCAGTTCTGTCCCTGGAACTCTACAAGCACTTCATCGTCAACCTTGAAGGCCGCCCCGTCACAATTCATGTAGGAAATGGGGACATCGGAAAGGTTTCTGGTTTGATTGATATCCAAACCCGTTTCGCTGTTTGACGCATTTTCCAGAGAGACAGAACAGAAATTCCCGTCAAGGGCCGTGATCGTCCCGAATCGGTAGGTTGGCATCCATTTTTGCCAGCCCGGTTTCATGGCCAGGTTGTAAAAGGTAGCGGCCGGGGACAGGGAGGGAGTCGGTGCCAGGATACCATCAAAGGCCGGATCCCATGAAGGACCGCCGGGATAGATCATAACGGTGCCTCTTTCACCCGGTACTTCTATTGTTCCAACGGTTCCGGATAAATCCTCCGAAAAATCAGCACACCACGCAGACACAACGGGGTTGCTCGGAGTGTAGTTTTCCAGGTAGGATTTTTTCTTCTGCAAGGACGTTAGAAGAAGTCGGAACCGGCTTTTTCTTTTCCCTTCTTCGATGGTTTCCAATAGTGCTTCATACCATGCGATCCGATACGACAGCC